ATGAAAACTAATTATGTAGGAGTAGTTGAAAAGATTAGAATGTTAAGTATGTATCCAAAAATGCTAGTTCGATTCTCATTGGTAACACAGGACGAAACTATAAACTGTATCGTCTCCAAATGCGAGCTAGCAAATATGTTACTAATGCTACCCGAAAAATCTGAACTAGCTGTCTATGGTCATTTGAATAAACGAAATCAACTTGTAATTGAAAAAATGCTTGTAAGAAAAACTTTGATTAGTGCATAAAATAAACCCCAACTCTAACATTGAGTTGGGGTTAAATTATTCGATCCAAGTATCATCGAAATATTCGTCCACAAATTCATCGATTGCTTCATCGTGTTCTGGTTCTTCCTCAAAGGGTTTTTCTTCAGGTATATGTTCTTCACTCCACTTGGTGAAATTATGAATCTGAATGTTTCTAATATCATAAAAATCGACCTCATTTTCTCCAATCAACACAATATCTAATTCTGCCATTCCACGAAATACGCCAAAAACATGTGGCTTCACTCGGTCATATTCATCTAACGAATTCAATTGAATCTCTAGCACTTCGTTTTGCTTAATAGAGCGATCTAAAAAATATTCTATTTGCTGTTGGGATTGTTGGGGTAATCGCTCGATGTTTCGAGCGTGGTATTCGTCTGTATTTTTAATTGCTTCTGTTAGTTCCCCCAGTGGAAATGCTGTTGGCCACTTTAATTCGAATGGCCTGTCAACATACTCATTGTAAGGTTTAAACTCTTTTTTAGTTCGTCTCACCATCTGATACACTCTCCTATCGAAAACATTATACGAACATTCGTTCTGTTTTTCAACAAAAAAAATATTGCCATAACATAAAAACACCTATCTCTCATAAGAAAAAGAGGTAGGTGTTTTACTATGGACCATACAGGACTCGAACCTATGACCGAACGGTTATGAGCCGTTTGCTCTAACCAGCTGAGCTAATGGTCCTTAAGACAAAGCAATCCTCTCGCTTATATAGGAGAGGATTGACTCATACTATATTGATTGTTGTTAATTGCGGATTCAACGATACCATTATATTAGATTCTAAAATAGTCCTCGCAACTTTTTGATTCGATGCCACAGTTTGTGTAACTGCATTCAAATACTCTTCGCAAATACTCCTAGGGATAGTTAACAAATCAGACGGTACAGACAGACCTTCCAATAAAAATAATCTATCGCAATCAATTAATGTTGTTTTCAAAAAAGGGGATTTTAGTCTTTCTTCATCTGGCGAAACTTCCACTTTATATCTAGGAGGCTTACCAGGAATTAGATGTTTTGGTTTTTTTGATGTACAAACTAAAAATCCTTTGCAATTATTATTTCGCTCAACGCATACATACATATGCCTCTTCTTCACTAAGCCGCTTTCTATATTAGGATAAGGTACTTTTAGCTTTAACACATCACCTTCAATCGTCAACTACTATCACTCCATTTTCTATAGAAATATATACAGGATTGTCTAACTCTTGCTTAGATAGCTCTTGCAGTGATGCTTCTAGTTCTTCAGTTAGTAATTCTTTTTGTTTTAAATCAATTAAGAACTTCATATTATTTACGCTAATTATTTCCCAATTATTTATTTGTTCTAAGGAATATAAATCATATAAATTTCTTGCTAAAACTTTGTCATTCTCTGAAAAATCAAAGCTATTCAATCTAACTTGTTTTTCACCAGATTCAATACGCGCTTCTTTAACTTTCCAAACATCAAAAGAATGAGACAAATCAGAAAGTTCTGACTCGGATAGTATAGATACAAGAAAAGCTGCTTTTTTAGCTATATCCATATCAATTGATATGTCTAGAGCGTTGAATTTTTCTTTTGTTTCGTCGTATATTGTTAACAAATGATTCTTAAACTCACTATATCTATACGTATAATCTCCATAAACATCAGTAAAAACAGGTCCATTTTTATATCCTGTAAGATACGACATATCTACATCATCATTCATAGCAAAACTATAACTTTCATAAAAGAATAGAAACTTTTGTAATTTCAAACTAGAAAAAAACTCCATAGTATGATGCTTCATAAACCAGGCACACAACCCCATTTTTCTAATATTAGTGTTCAACATAAATTCTCACCTCTTTTTTGTCTAAATTTTCGTCGTGAAACAAAAATATGTTTCACATCTTAATACTATAAATATAACATTAGGTGATGTTCACTTCAAGGGGAACATTTCAAAAGAATCATACAAAACACGTATAAGTAACAAAAAAACACTTAAATCCATTGATTTCACCTTGATTGTAAGCAAATATTCTATATGTAATGTGCTGTTAAATAACAAAAAAAGAGCCGCCTTGGGGAAGGCGACTCAAGAGAAATTTAATAAGTGTATTCTTATTTTATATTAGAACTATCAATAGTTCAATGTTTGACCAGGATAAATTAAGTTAGGATTAGCTAATCCGTTCCGTTGTGCTAAAGCTTGATAAGTCGTGCCAAGTTTAGCCGCAATACTTGATAAATTATCACCATATTGGACTGTATAAGCGTTGCTTACTGCTGATCCATTGACTTTTAAAACTTGGCCAGGGTAAATCAAATTAGGATTAGACAATCCATTTAGCGAAGCTAAGATTTGATAGTCTGTTCCATATTGATACGCAATGCTGGATAATGTTTCGCCATATTGAACCACGTGTGTTGCTTCTGGTTGCTTATTGGGAACAGTTGTAGCATCTGGCAACAATTCAATATCGCCTTTGCTAATCCATGACAAGATACCTTCTAGCAATACTCTGCTTCCAGTTACTTCTTGCACTTTGTAGCTGTTTCCTTTTACCCAATCTGGAATAGCTTCACCAGTTGCCCAAGCATCGACATTAAATTTTACTTTGACGGTATCACCAACTTTAACATCAGAATTCGGTGTTTTTTCGATTTCTTCACCTGCATCTGTTGCTGGCGTGTCCGTTTCTGGTTTATTGGTATCTGTATAACCACTATCCGTAATTCCTGTTAAATCTACGTTACCATCTAAACCACCTGCAATATAAGCGGATGTGAATTGCCAAATGCCAATACCATCCATGCTTGGGAAATAAGCATACAATGGATTTGGTGACACACCATCAATAGGATACGCAGCAATCCATAAAGAGTTAGGAAACTCTTTGATGATTTGTTGATAGTTTACATGATTTAGTGTAAATGGCTTATAGCTGTAATACATTGGAGTATAGCCAGCCTGTTTGATTCTGCGCATACCGTACAAAATTGTCTCTGTATTTGCTGCTTTTTCGGCATCTGAACTTACATATCCTCCATATCCATCTGGAACACTAGCCAACGCTCCATGTTCAAAGTCTAATGCAACGATGGAATTTTTAGGCGTTTGAATACGCGGCAAGAAGTAATCCATTGTTGTTTTCGCAATATCCATGTTTCCCCAAGTGTCATACCAAATGTAGGTATGCGCACGTTTGCCTTGGGCAATAGCACTTGCTACTTGCGTTTTATAGGTATACTGCTCGTAAATACCACTAGCATTGTAGCCACCAATCTGGGCAATAGCGAATTTATCATGCGCATAGCCAAAACGACCTTGTTCGCCTTGATAAATCGCCCAGTCAACGCCTTGGTCACCTTTTGCAGCAAATACATTTAAAGGCATAAAAAATAGAGCGATTAACGCTCCAACTAAAATTTTCTTTTTCATTTAAAAACCTCTTTCCTATTTTTTAAACAAAAAAAGAAACGACACAAGTCGCTTCAATTTTTGTCTTTATTTCGTAATTGAATAAAATAATCCTTTAACTTTTCTGGTAAAGGAATAAATTCCAATACATTCTCGCAAAATGAAATGCCTTCATTTGCGATATAAAAAATAATCACCATTTCTCTAATAGGAATATTATTCCCTACAATACTTTCAACTTTCACAGAAACTGCCACTACAAATAAAATCATTACTTTTTTGGCGATTCCCAACATACCTATTTTGCTTGATAGTGATTTAGTAACGATTGCTTTAAGCCAACCTGTTACAAAATCAACAATCATCAAAAATAACAAAACATCTAGCAACTGATCCATTCCCCCAAGAAAGCTAATGCAAATACCACCTACAATACTTGCTGCAATTGATAGGTGGTTAAAATATTTTTCCACTAACTCACCTCCCACTTATGTCTACTTGAAACATATTAGATACTTTTCACTTCTTTGATAGATAATGAAGCAATCTGTGTTCTAAATAAACTTTTGTTTGGTCGACTCTCTAATTCAAATCTTAGTGAATCCCCAGCTTTGATTGTTAGAGTTTTTTCTCCCCCAATCGTTGTTGAAACATTGATTGCTGTGTTTGTCGGAGTACCGTATTGAATCATGTGATCATTAGAAGCGCCCCAAAATATTTTAAAATAAGCATAATCTGTTCCAGAAGAGTTTCCATGAAACTTCGCTGAACCACTAACATGAATCGTTGTTGTTTTAGTAAAAGTTAATTTCTTTTTATCAGCGCTAATCGAAAATGGTAAATCTTCTGGTTTATGATATTTATCAGTAGCAACGATACTGCCGATAGGATACTGGAAACCTGTATTGACATCGCTACTATCCTCTGCTCTTCCAAAATAGACTTCAAATGGTTGTTCATTATCTGAAAGAAGTTTATTCCATGGTGTCCATGTGGCAGGGCTCCCTTGTCTGCTACGGGTGTATGTTTCACCTTTATACATATACGTTTGACTTACAAATGTATTATCAGCATAAACAACTAAAGCACCATAAGCTGCACCCGAATAAGGTCTATTTGCGCCAGAAGCACCGAAGACGGTGTAAATTCCTTTGTCTAAAATTTCATCCCAGTCCTGTGCCTTAATAACGGTTTTCTTAGAAACCAGTGCGCCATTTTCTAAAGCATCCGTTATTTCGCTAAAGTTTTCGTTCAGCATGACTTGATAGTCTGCATCACCTTTTTTAAATGTATACATTCTTTTCCTCCTTAATACCTAATTTCTATAACTTTGTATGCTTCAATAAAACGAATAGTTCTATTATCTATTTTGGTTACTGTTGGATTTACCAGTTTAAAGTTCATTGGTACTTTAACTTTGAAACTGAATAAATCAAGATATTCTACACTGTGAGGAATCTTTTTCACATTGCTACCACCTAGACCTGTTGGCTCATTAGCTAGCCCTGATAGGCCAATACCGTATTCCCAATACAAAACTTGTACACTAGGATAGCCGCGTAAATCATGCACTATAGTCGGCAGTTCCTCAGTAGCCTTCATTTCATTGATTTGATTCTGTAGATTTGATGCTTGATTAGCATCTAGCTCATTTTTTAAAGCCGCAAACCATTCATGAATCAAAACATCAAAAGCATTTACTTTTCCATTTCCTGTACGGATTATCTCTTCAATATTAGAATCCATATCGGTTTGTGCTTTTGCAACGTAGTTTTTAAAATCATTTAGGATTTTTTCATAACTTGTCTTGTTGGTTTCTACAATTTTTTTTAGCATTGCTTCATATTGTGCTTCTAATCCTGATACAGAAACATTGGCAAAAGGTGTTGAATAACCACAAACTTTTGCATCTGATCTCTTATCTGTGATTAAATCTGCAGTAATCGCCGAACTGTTCCTTGGTACTTTGACCGTTGCTAGTTGGATTTCATAAACTTCTGTTGAGCGCTCTACAGAGACATTGCCTTTTTTGACTGCTACATAAGCTTGTCTAGCGTTCAAGTCATGACGAACAACAATTGAATCTGTTCGATCTTGTGTTGAAGAAGCAACGTCAATAGGTACTGCAAAAGCAGACGTATTTATATATTGATAACCTTTTAAACTTGCTGAGCCTGCTTTTACAACAACTCTCATCCCAACAGAATCAGCTGCAGTCACTCTTAATGCTTCACCAACTGACATCATTACGCCATTGCGAAAAATATTTTCAAAGTATTTTGCCCAGTCTGCCGATGTATAAGCACGATCGTATGTGCCATCATCTTGCAAAACGGCATCATAAAATAAACTTAATTCCGCCAAAAATAACCACCTACTTTCCTTTTCTCTTGATTACATCAATAATTGTTTTACTTTGGTTACCGAATTCGCCATCAATATGGTATCCCTTCTCATCCCATGTTTGCGTTACAGAATTTAGAACCACTGTATCTGAATAGCCAAAAGAAGAAATACGTTTTACTCGATCCCCCAATTTATAATCTCGACCATAAACAAAAAGACTATCATTTAAATTGATAGTCCCATTTAATGCCAAAACTCTTGGTTGTTCAGTTAATTTTTCTTTTCCTCTTGATTGCAATGTGGCAATATATTGTGCATCTGGCATTTTTACATCATCAACAGTCTGTTGTAAGTCACGAGCATCGACGTATATTTCTTTTCGTTCGAGGCCACTCAAATTGTTATTTACTTGAGTATGCTTACGAGCTTTTCCTTCGCCTTCTCCATAAATAAGGGCTGTAGTCGCTTCATCATAGTTGTTCTTTTCTAATGATTCATTAGTAACATTTTCAAACTCTGCACTAAATTGAACTACACTAGAAACATCTTCACTTTTTCTAAAACGAATATTTGTTCCAACTTGGCCGTTTGATGTTGAGCCAATACGCCCATTCGAGATAGGAATTTCGTCAAAACCAAAATTGTAACTTTCACACAGTCCCTCTATTTCTTCTTCAACATTCCCATAACTGTTTTGATAACTAATGTTTGAATTAGTAATTGCTGGCGGTTGTTCAACAGATAAGTAATTTATTTTTCTTTTAGCATCTGACGGAGAGACCACTTCGTTCCGTAAGTGATCGTAGCAAATCAGCTCTGGTCTTTTTGTTTGATTGTAAATTCGATAAACAATTCTCTTACCAGATTTTGCAAAAAGAGACTTCCCAGAAATTGTAATTAATCCACTGCTCAAATCATCGCAAATAATAGAATCAATATAGTAAAAGCAATTATTAATTAATAGCACTGTGTCTTCGTCCATTAATTCTTTTGGCATATACTTTAAAAGAACAACCGTTTCAAAAGTATTGGCTGACTTGAAATTTTCTTTGACACTCATTGATTTCCATATGTCCAGAACTGCCGTTGACTCATAATCAAAGCCAGACTTTCTTCGAAACACCTCTACAAAAGGTAATGGCATAAAATCCATAGCTACACCCCGCTAACTAATGGTGTAAATTGCATTTCACATGTAATTCCATTTTGAGAATTGTTGGCCGCTTTTAGTTGTAAATAGTTATCTCCTTTAGATAATCGAAAGAAACTACTACCCTCCATACGTTCTGGAACAGCATTAGTTTCTACACCATTAACAATTTTTTTCGCATACAAATTTCCACGTACCGTTGAAAGTTCGAATCTTGTTCCAGGTTCAAAGGTTCCTTTAAATCCAAAGAAGGTTTGTTTTGTTACATCGTAAATCTGCGGATCAGTTACGGTTGTTACACATTTCATATGAAAAACTGCTCCAACCTGCACATCTCCATTGTTTACAATCTTTTCAATATTCCCTGATTCAAAGCGGCCAAACGTATGCTTCTCGCCTTGAACAAAAACCATTGGAAAAATAAGCGTTGGCTTTAATGTTGCCAAAGGAACCAGCGAGTTATAAAACGATACATCCCGGAAATAAGAATCGAATGCTTCAAACTGTAAAGAGAATAAGTTCCATTCATCAACCTTATAAGGATTATCTTCATACAACTTGAAGCTAGGCGCTTGAATTGGTAGAACGTCGGTTTCATACTCTTTGTCATAGACTTTAAGTGTTAGCTTACCTGTTTGTTTTAGATCGATTTTTTGAATCATATCTCGGCGCAGCTGATAAATTTCTTCTTCTGTTTTTCCAATTAAAGTTCCTTCTAGCAATGGTTTCCGAGTGCTTAAGCGGATGCCAACAACTTTTGCACCGTCCTCTCCAAACACTTCTTCTGCTAGCACGACATTTTCTGGCGCTTCTAGACCTTCAACATTTTGCAAAAAATAAGGAGCTTCCTCATTAAAAACGAGTTGCTCCCCATTTTGATTCGTATAAACTAATTCTAGTTTCACTATTTAAACCCCCTAGCCAAGTCACGAAGTTGGCGTTTTGTTTCAATCGCTGTTTCTCTCGGTGTTCTCGTGTCAGCACCTGTGATATATTGTGTTACTTCCATGTTTTTAATATTTCCGTCTTTCAAGTAAGAAACCATTTCACGCATTAGAGAAGCAAGTTCGCTAAAATCATTTGATTCATGTGAATCTTGAACAGCAATTAGATTTTTAACAACTGAAGAGTTTCTCGGAACTCCCACGCCGTTTTCATAATGAGGAATTAGTTTCTTTGTTTCTGAAGCTTTGATTACTTTTGATCCTTTTGGTAAATCTGGTAAGAATACATTTCTACCTTCTGGAATGAAAGGCACACCACCTTTAGGAATTACCAATTCTTTATAAGTGCGTCCTTTTTGGTCATTGACGATTGCTGGACCACCAATATGATTATTGGTTCCTGTTTCTAGTCCTAAAATTTTTGCTACGCCAGCGCCTAAATTAGCTACTACGTTTAAAGTTTTGGTAATTACCGAAGGGCCAGAATTAAAGTCACTTACTGCATTTTTCGCTTGAGATGCTGGTCCACTCGCTTGATCATTAGCCCTTAATAGTTTTTCTACTGGATTGTTTGCTGCGAAAATATTTAAGCTACTATTACCACTTGAAGCCGCACCGACAACTCCACCTGCATTTCCTCGCAGGTTTTTCGTTCCTGGATTATTGGCATTGTAGGTGTTCAATGCATTGCCACCTTGTCGAGCTGCAGCTTGGGTATTAGAAGAATCTCCACTAAGTATTTTTTTTGTAGGATTATTCCTATTATAAATATCTAGTTGATCACCAGCTGCACGACTTGCATTTTGAACAATTGAAGAATCACCTAAAAGTGTTTTTAGTAGTGGTTTAATCCCGTTATATTCTTCTATGCTAATTGTTCCATCGGCTATCTTAGCTTCTAAATCTTCATTATTACCAAGCATTTTTTTTACTGGATTAGGTAATAACTTCCACGCATTAAAGCTTTCTTCTGATGCCATAACTTTTGTTAATAAGTCGGTATTATCTCCAAGCATTTTTTTCTGATCAGCTGGCAAGGCATTCCATTGTTTTAAACTAGTATCCGAAGTCATAATTTTTTGTAGCACATCAGAATTATTAGCTAAAAGTTTTTTCTCATCATCTGGTAAATTTTTCCAACGATTATACGATTGCTCTGATCCGTATATTTTTGAAAGTAAATCGTAATTATCACCAAGAATTTCTTTTATATCTACTGGGACTTGTGACCAATGAACGATTTTATCTTGGGATTGGCTCAACACATCAAGAAAAGATTGGTTTTTAGCCTTTAATTCTTTAACCTGCGGCTGATAGTCTTTCCACAATCCCAAATTAAGCATTGTTTCAGCCATTACCTCTGGCGTATTTGAATAAAGAACAGCTTTTTTCTCTTCGAAATTCAATTTACCCCAGCTGCCTTTTGCTTGCAATGCTTGTGTCATTGTTTTTGTAACGTTACTATCTAACAAAGCTTGTTGTTCGGTAAACGTCATTTTTTCCCAACGTCCATTAGCGATGGCAGCTTCTGCAATCATCAACTTAGCATTACTCTTTAAATCTGCGTTTTTAGAAGCATAAATAAGTTGATTCCAACCTTTTTCAGAGCTTGCAGCTTCATTAACTGCTTCTTGCGCATTTGTTTTGACTTCACCTGTTTTCGTATCTAAGATTAATTGATTCCAGAATTCGCCAAACTCATTTGCTTCGTCTGCAATAAGTTCTATTTTTTTTGCGTTTTCTCCGGCAGTTTTTGATACTTTTTCTGCCATATCGGTGAAGGAATCCATCATTTTTTTATTTTGACCAACTGCCGCTTTACCAGCTTCACCCATTGAACTAATTAATTGTCCATTTGCTAAAAATACTTGATCAGCTAATTCTGGATATTTGGCTAGAATAGCTGACATCTGATCTTCTGTAATCTGCGTGGCACTATCGCCACTTTCTTTTAATAAGGATAGCATTTCTTTGGCATATTCACTGTTTAAATCATAACCAGCATCTACTAATTTTGCTTTCAAATCGTCCTGCATCTTATTATATTCTATTTTGGATTGTTGCCTTTGCTTTCCTAAAGATTGCAGCCACGTTTTTGCTTGATCTTCTGATGCTTCTGCTACATTTCCTGTCATTGCAGATAAAATTTCTTTGGTTTCAGTTTCGCTTTTACCTAAAGAATTAACATAAGCCTCTGCGCTTTCTTTAGCTAATGATTTAATTCTTATCGTTTCTTCATAACTTATTTTGCGGTTATTGTTTGAAGCTTCTTGTTTAATTTGAGTTATTTTTTGATTATTTTCTTTCACTACAGCTAAATATTTTTCCTGATTGAGCACTTCTTCTTGGGTTAGCTTATCTCCAGCTTCTTTTATATCATCTGGCAACCTATTAACAATGTCTTTCAGTGTCTCAATCTTTTTCGTCATATTTTCTTCGATTGATTGACCCATCTTAGAGAAATTATTAGCAATGGTACCGGTATTCCCAGAAATGCCTTTTTCTAGCAAATCAAGCTCTCCACTAGCACCTCTGCTATAACCTTGAAACTTAGTTAAAGCATCGTCAGTGGCTTTTCCTACATCAGTTCCCCATCGTTGTGTTCGTTGGGAACTATTCCAGGCTTCTTCTCCCCAGAGTTTCCACACTGCTACACCTGTCCCAATCGCTGCAGTTGCACCTAACACCCAAGGATTCAATAAACTAAACCCTTTAGTCAATGAACCAATTTGTGTTGTGGTTCCTCCGATTTTAGCAGTCAATCCTCCTAATGCCGAACCAGAAGAAGCAATGTCTTTTCCGAATCCAATAGAAACAGAACTGCCTTCTGCAAAAGCTTTTGTAACATCTTCGATTGCTCTTTTTTTAGACATAGCAGCCATTGTTTCAACAAAGCCTTTGCCTAAAAATCCTACACCCTTTGTTAAAGTACCTGTTAACTTAATAGCAGGACCCATTGCAGCAGTTAATGCAATCATTTTAACAATTGTTTGCTGTGTTTTAGGATCAGCATTTGAGAAAGATTCCGCTAAGTTCGTTACGGTTTTAATCATTGGCTTAGTTGCTTGAAGCACATCTCGCAATGCTTTTACTAACGGACCACCAAACGTGATACCTACGTCCACCGCTTCATTTTTAAGCATCTTTAATTGAGATTCGGTAGTTTCGTATCGTTTGTTTGCTTCTTCTGTTAAAGCAGTGTTTTGACCCCAAGCTTTCGTTCCGCGATCTACAGCACTTTTAAATACATCACTGGCACCAGCTGCACGTAGCAAACTGTCACGAAGACGAACTTCGGTAATCCCCATATCATCTAAAACAGCAATTGCAGATTGTCCGTGTTCCTTCGTTTTTCCTAGCCCTTCAATAAATTTGATAATAGCACCTGAAGCATCCTCTTTGAAAGCTTTAGAAAATTGTTCTGCAGACATTCCAGCTACTTCTGCAAAATCATTTAATTTTCCTGATGCATCGGTGGCTTCTTTATGCATTGTTTTTAATTCTTTGCTAGTTAACCCCATTGCACCAGCAGTGTTTTTTAACTCTTTACCGCCATTTCTAACAGCGCTAGAAACCTGTTCCATAGATACACCAGTTTGTTGGCTTAAACTCTCTAACCCTACAAATGCATTGGCTCCATTTTCAACAGCAAGTTGCATTTGAACCATTACTTTAGAAAATGCGGAACCGCCTGCTTCTGCTTCAATACCAACCGAACTCAATGCAGCCGCAAATCCCATGATTTGAGCTTCACTCATTCCAACTTGATGTCCAGCACCAGCAAGACGTAATCCCATTGCCGTTATTTCTGATTCAGTTGTCGCAAAATTATTACCCAAATCAACAATCACAGAACCTAACTTGTCAAATTCCGTTTGTGGCATTCCTGTAATGTTGGCTAATCGAGCTAAAGCAGTTGCTGCTTCTTCTGCACTCATGTTCGTTGACTCGCCTAAATCAATCATTGTCTTGGTGAAGCCAACTACATTTTTAGTTTTGATCCCTAACTGCCCTGCTGCTTCTGCAACGTTTGCAATTTCCGTGTGACTTGAAGGTAATTCTTTGGCTAGTCCACGAAGACCATTTTCTAAATCTTTGTATGAGTAAACAACCTTACCTGTCGAATCAACAACTTCATCATTGGTCTTTTTAACACCTGCAAAATCAGATTCCCATTTAACAGCGGCCGTTGTTACTGCTGCAGCTCCTGCGAGAATTGGCAAAGTTATACCTTTTGTTAAGGCTCCGCCCACTTTTTCCATTTTTTGCCCACTAGAAATCATTTTTTCGCTGGCATTATAAATGGCACCAGTTGCACCAGTGGTTTTGACTTGCATTTCTGCCATCTGACCAGCTGTTTGAATTAATTGAGATCGATAATTTGCTAGTTTTCCATTGGCATCTTGCAATTGAGTTGCTAGCCTTTTGGTGGATTCTGTCGCTTTTCCATCTACAAAAGATTCGTCATAAGCTTTTTTCAGCGCAGCAACTTGTTTCTCTTGTGCTCCAATGATTTTAGTTAAACCATCAAAACGAGTGCCAAGCTTGCCCATTTGATTGCCCGCCATATCAGCGATTTTTGCATTAGCTTGCATTTCTTTGGCTAAATAACGAACTTCTTTTTTAGCATTTGCTGCACCACGACCAAAATCAGAACTATCCAAACCAAGCTTTATGACCATATTTCCTAACGGCGTTCCACCACTCATTTAGTTACCTCCTTCCCTTTATGCGCCACCACGCTTGACTAATTCACTTAGTGGTCGCACCTCTTGTTTTTTCTTTTTAGTTTTCTTTTTCTTTGGTGCCTTCAATAAGATTTCATCAATATCCAAGCAATCAGTATTCATGAAATCCCGAATCGTCCAACCAAGATTGGTAATTGCATCACGGACAAAATCAACTTGTAATCCATAAAGTTCGGACCAAGTTAAATTTCCTCCGCCATCGCTTTTTTTGCTTCTTCATCATCTTCTTTTGAGAATCCCAAAACACGGTACCGTATGATTTCCCAAATTTTTTCGATGTCTAGTGAATCTAATCCATTCATGATTGATTCTTTAGTCACTTCTTTTTCGTCAAACAGATCTGCGACAAACTGAATTTGCATATCCAAATAATCTTTTTGTATTGGCTCTTTATCACGTTTCTTCGCTGCTTCTTCTACTTCTTTCTCTAAACGAATATAGTCATTACGTTTTGAGAAAGGCACAAAGTCTTGAGTAAAAGTTTTTTCTTCGCCATCAATGCGTAAAGTAAGTTCAATCTTGCGTTCCATTTTTTAACCTCCAAAAAAAGGACGACTAACCAAAGCCGTCCTTAATCAATATATTTTTATTCTGCTGCTGATACAGTCAAAGTGCATTCTGCTGTAAAATTACCGTCTTCAGTTGTGCCAACAATTTTTGTAACACCTTTCGAAACGGCTGTTACTTTTCCTTGCACTGGCGTTACCGTTCCAATCGCTGCATCTTCAGAACTGAATCTATACGCTTTGTTTGTTGCGTTTTCTGGCATGACTGTAGGTGTTAACGTTGCTGTTTCACCAACTTTTAAAGCTAATTCAGTCTTATCCAAGGTAATTCCAGTAACTGCGATAGGTAATGTTTTAAACGCTGGTACATCGACATGATCAGATTCTTTTTCTACACCGTCAACGATGCCAACACCTGTGACAGTAAAGTCACCTGCTAAAACATCCGCATTTGCGGCAATTCCTGTAATAGCTAAAGGCGAAACACTTTCTGCAACAGGATTAGTTTCACCTTTTTTATAAAGTCTAAATTTTTCTGGTGGAATAAACGACATTTCTTGTCCTCCTAACTTAATTCAATATTGGCCCCATCTGTAGTGGGAGTAACAGCTCCCACTGTGGGGCTTGCTACTTTTCCGGCGCTGGTGTTTCTTCACCAAATAATTCTGTTGTCAATTCTGCTAGAGCTTCTGAATTATCTGCAAAACCGACAGTAACTTTTTTACCGTTAATTTGACGAGAAACAGCAGAATAAACATATTCGCCAGGCTCTGGCGTAAAGTCGTCATCATTTAATGTTTCGCCTTTGACACCATCTAATGAGAATGTGCCTGCATACATACCGAAGCCAAGTTTTTCGCCATACAAATCTTCTGATTCGATTAATACTGCGTAGTAAGGTGGCTCTGTATCCTCGCCAATATGATAAACTTTACTTTCCTCGCTAGCTTTTTTATGCCCTAACATTTCATGTTCAATGGCTGATGGTACATCTAAGATACCTAAGTTTGCTGCAATATCTCCGTGCCCTTTACGTGCCACGTAGTATGCAATATTTGATCCGAAAACTTTTGACGGTTCTTTGGTTAGTCCTGTAATTTCAAAGCTTGCTGCGGCCCCTTCTTTTGGCTTGCCATCAATGACATGTTTCTTACCAGCGACTGGCTTTAATTCATTGTCCAATTGTTGAATAGTGATTCTGCTAAATCCATAAGTTTGCATATATTTTTTCCTCCTAAAAAATAGACACCAACTTAGTAGTCGGTGTCGTGAATTTGTGTATTTTTTCTGTAACGCCTTGCATCTACAAAACGTTTTGTTTCGTTAAAGTATTGATCTAAGCCACCATCAAGACGGCCAAATCCAATTTGTTTCATTGTTTCTTCAACTGCTTTAGAAATTTGTTTGGTTGTCATTCTATCCATGCTCTCAACGTTAATTTGATAATTAAACCGAATTGATAAAGCTTTATTGTTGGCAAAATAAGCGTTAGTTTGTGGACCAAGAAAGTTATCAATGACAATGAAAGGCTTGGTAGTATCCAAAGTTTCTGGTACTTCATAAAATTTAATTCTTTGAGGTGTCACAAGCTCATTAATTGTTTCATTTTCAATCAAGGCATTGTAAACTTCCATCATCATATCTTTCATTTAGCTAATTCCTCCATATCCGACTTCATCTCTCCAAATGCTTTCGCTTGAATTTCATCAGCTGCAGCCTGTAGTTTTCCCATTCCACGAGGTCGTACATAAGTACCATAGCGCGTATAGCCGAACTCATTTAAATGGACGATAGGCGCACGTTCCTTTGAAGCCCAGCCAGTCTCAACTCGTTTTGGATTACTTTTCACACCACTACTTATAACTAAGTCATGCGTTTTTCCTGAATCTATATAACTAGCCATGTATTTTTTAACAGTCTGCTTGTTTCTTTCGCCTTGTTTTTTTAAAGCTTTGTTTGAAATTCTATTTACTCGTGCTTGACCTAGTTTATCTTCCATATTTTTGAGAATTTCTTCTAACCCTGTCACTTCGCTCATGACGTTATCCCTAGAACAATCTTGATAAAACGGTTATCTTCAAAATCTGGTGAAACATCTACGATTTCCCATTCTTTGCCCACTGGTAAAGCTCTATAATCGTCAATAACAACTTTATGTTTGTTGCTAGGGATATAGTCTTGGTGTGGATCCCGGATTTTAATTGTCAGCCCCTCTTTAGTTCCTTTTGCGTTCAATATTTCCATGTCTTTCATTGATGGATTGTAAGCTAAAGAAAAGCATTCATATAGCTTTTCGTTTTTTTCTTCTCCTGGCTCTGGTCCATCATTTGGAACAAATCCCCAAAATTCTACACGTGTTTTCAAACTACCACTATTAATTTTAGGCTTTTTATAATTAGGGTGTATCATCGTTGAACACCTCCGCATATTTTAAAGACTGCGCTAATATATCTGGCTGAAAATTTGTTTCGAAAAACTCTAATGAATCGTTATAGGCATATCGGCTGCGCTCAAATACAAGTTCTATGAAGGTTAAATCACTTTCTGGTTTAACTGGATTGATCAAAGAATCAAGGCGCAAAAAAGAAGCGGCTAAAATTTCCGTTAACGATTCATCTTCCGACGTTCCAAAAATTTTCATCCGCTTCTTAAATTTTTCTAGGTTCAGATTGGCTAACTCTAATGCTTGTTCATTAGTCATTGAATCCCTCCCCTGTTATTTCAGATTTACAACAGCCCCGTCTGTTGTTGGCGTGACTTTTTCAATCACGGGGATTGCTACTTCCCCGTCTCTGGGTCTCCATTAATTGATAATGTCCATACAGCTGCAACTTTGTTGTCTTGTGCTTTACCAAACGCAAATTGTTTTGCAGTGAATAAACGACAATCTTCTAAAGCTAATGTTTGATCGTATTCTTTGATCACTAATGCTCCTGCAGCAAATGCATCGTAACGACCACTAACAAAAGTGGTAACTTTTCCAGATTTTTGGAAATCAGATTCCACAATCCGCAATCCAAACGGTAATTTCGTAACCCAGTCCCCCATTGCATTACGAGAAGTAAACTCTGTTTCAATATCCAAAGCTTCATCTGGGCTCGCAACAATAACTACTTTACCAGCGACAGAAATACGTTTGCCATTTTCTTTAACAGAATGGTATTTACGCATTTCTTTTAATTCTTTAATTGCTGTTTTTTCATCAGAAAAAGTTAAAGTTCCTGCCGCTTCTTTCTCTGGATAAGTAGTCACGCCGTTTGAAGTAGTTCCATTTGCTAAGTCACGAGTTAAACCAATAGGCTTATCGTTTCCATCGCCATTTAGGAAAGCATCTTCGAAGCCAACAGCAAATGCCTCTTTAATTTGAGTAGTTACATAACGTTTAATCCAAACAGGACCATATTCTAATAGATCGTTTGGTAATACAACAAATGCTGTTGCTTTGCTTTGTTTTGCATCGTCTTCGCTGAAGGTTGCATCTAACTGACCTTTAATTTCGCCATAAATCTTACCCCAAACAATGGCACCTTTTGGATCAGATTTCAAGATTTTCAAGCGTAAACCTGTGTACTTTAAGCCTAATTCTTTTAATAATGGACGTTCTCTTGTTAAATCATTAAAAATTTCATCCACTGTTGTTTCAGGAAGTAGTTCTTCATCTTTCCAGCCTGTTTCAGTGACCGCGTTAAAGAATTTAACTTCTTTGGGCGTAATGTCTTTATCCATTTTTGAAGCATTGATAAATTCTTCTGCTTCCATACGAGCTTCTTTTTTTGCTTCGGCTACCATGTCTTCTGCTAAAGCATTCATAGATGCTTCATATAATTCATTTTGTTTTTCCTGTGGATCGCCATTTTTTACAGATTCAATAAAAGCTTTACGCTTTTCTTGATAATTGACCATTCCTTTTAAATTGATTGTCATATTTAAATTCCTCCTAAAAATGTGTATTAAAATAAGAACCTAGCAAACGGCGATTCGTTCGTGGGTTCTTTGGGTTCGATAGTTTGTTCAATTGTAATTTCGTTTTGCTTCACTTCTACGATTGCTTCAGCAATCATTTCTTTTAATTCTTTTTTATTGACCATTACTACTGGTTCGTTCTGCTGATTTTTTAGTTTTTTCACTTCATTGATAATGTCTTTTGAAATAAGACCACTTCCACCATCAGCAACTAATAATGGGCGTTCGGTATTTTCGAACATGATTTCATCCGCAAAACCACTTTCAACAGCCTCTTCTGCGGTTAACCATGTTTGTTTATCCATCAACGCTAAAATTTCTTCTTTGGCCTTACCCGTTTTTGAAACATACGCATTAGCTAAAGATTTATTAGCTTTCTGTAAAATCTCGCTTGCTTTGTCCATTGTGTGATAATCGCCGCCAGCTCCCATTGCGACATTATGAATCATAATTTGACCAACTGGGCTAATGGCAACTGTGTTACCAGCCATGGCAATTATACTTGCAGCACTTCCAGCCATCACAATGTTCACTTTCACATGCCCCTCATAGGAACGCAAAGCTGTATAAATTTCATTCCCCATGTCCACTAGCCCACCATTAGAGTTGATAGTCACTTCAACATCTTCATTGTTTGCAGGTAACAAATCTAAAACATCGTTCGGGGATGTTGATTCCATGTCAAACAATTCATAGAACCATTTATCGTCATTAGAAATGATTGGTCCGTTAACTTTGATTTTCACTGTCATCTTTATCTTCACCCCCTTTCAATTTTTCATAGTTTTTAGTAATATGATGCTCATTCATAAATGCTTCCTCTGATTCTTCATACTCAAAATCAATTAACACTTGGTTAGGCGTGAATACTCCAGAAGCAATTAATTTATCAATTTGTACAGCTTGTTCATACGGATCACGTTTAAGAACATTCATGATTATCACTCGTACACCTTGTTGGTACTCATATTTTTCCAAAACTTTATTATTAAGTTCTGATTGTAGTTTGTCCTTCAATTGAGTAATACAAAGTTTTTGATAGGCTTTTAGATTAAATTCTAGATCGGCCATTTCTCCATGTACTAATGCAGAAGGAACACCAATGGCACGACAAACATCATTGATTAATGACTTTTTCATTTGGTCCAATTCTTCCAAAGATTGATTAGACGAGCCCGTTTTATTTGTGTACTCTTCGTATTTAAAACCTTTCAGTTGTGGAACTATTGCTACCGAGTTATTTCTAAAAGATTTGTATATCTTATTAACGAATTCCTGTATTTTTTCTTGATCGGTTCTTCCGTTTCCGTCCTTTTTATCTCCATAACTACCTGTTTGATCAATAGAAACACCCGCTCGAATTTGATTATTCCGCATAGACACTTCTAAGATACGACCAAAAAGTTCACCATAATCATTAAAAAGACCATCGGTGAACTTATCTAATTTTTCATTGTTATATTGAAGGTAAATAACCTCCGACATTTTAAAATTTCTCTGATAGGCGTAGTTTTTTATAGTTACTTCTGAAAACGTATCTTCGTATAGTGCATATTCATTCCTATAAAAGTCATCTGCAATTAATAACTGATTATCATCGGAAACTACTACTAGCACTTCGTTATTTTTTAAAAGTGTATAAAAGAACTTTTGCCAAAAATCATTCGCTGACATGTCTTTGTTGGGGCGCACGTTTAGTAGATAGTCCCATTCTTCTTTCGTGGCACCTCTTATTTGTACCTGCATTGTTGACATGGTCCTAGCGACAAAATTTAAAACAGAATCTAAAGCCCAGCGCTTTAAGTATGCTCTAGTAGATACGTCGTTTATAAACTCAAAATCCAACATTTCTTGAATAGCTTTGTTTTTAGCTGACGTACCTTTTAACAAGTCAAATAAACTCACTTATTCACCCCCTTTCCGTCGACATCTAGTACTATTTATTTTATTTTTCCTAAAAAATGTCGACCCGATTTATTTTCTTTTTTTGCTGGCGCATTCCATTTATAGCCGTTATGAGTAACTAATGTCTTTCTGAAATAAGCAATATTGTTTCCATAAGCTGATTTCGTTGTCCTAACAATATTTAGGTATTGCGGTTTATACATGACTATCACTCCTTAAAAGTCTAATTCATTTAAAATATCAAATGCTTCTGAATAATCGACATATTCACTAATCGCTTCTCTTTTATAAAGTGCCGCCAAAAAAGCATGAAAGCCATCTGTTTTTCTTCTGATTGGTTCTTTTTTCAAAAATGTTCGATTTCCTTGGTTATCTTCTTTAACATACGTATTATTAGTAAACCATCGCATTGGTGGATCATCACCGAATATGAATCGCTCATTTGCAAATCCATCTTCGATTATTGGTGCTACTTTTGCTTGCACACCTCTAGGATTCCTTAAAAATTCATTCTCGTACCCTTCTTTATCTAGCAAAGGCTTTAATAAATCCATACGAAAACCATCTGCACAGACTAACTCAATGTTATACGTTGAACGTTTATTATTAAGCCAGTTTATTAAATGCTGTGGATCAATTGAGGGGCCATCAACAATTGTTATAAATCCTTGTTCCTCCCACTCTTCAATTGGGGCTTTGACCTTAACCTTTTCTAAGAAACCTTTTCGGACAAAACTATGACTTAACCATATATATTTATCTTCTTTTTTAAATAACAAACCTATACTAGCAAAGTCACTAATACTTGCGTAGTCAAAACCAGCAACACAAGACATTCCTTTTAATTCTGGTATTTCTTGGTTTGTTGCAAGTAATTTTTCAGGAGTGGTTACATCTCGCTCATCATTGCCTTCTGTAAAGTTCATACGTTTTATAACAAATTCCTGACGACCGCTAGGTTCCTCCTCTAAATCAAGATAATCTTCTTTAACCTCTTCAAAAATTTGTTCTGCATATTCTGTTTTTTCATTGAACATTGGATTGGCTTTTGCCCACATGTTCATGTCGTTCAATTCATCAATGCTATCGAGTTTACAAATAAACGGAAAATACCCAATTCGATCAGTCTTACCAGTGAGTATCTTCATAGAACGCTCAATTTGTTTATCGTAGAAACCTTCACGGACATAACCATTAGTACCAAAATACCAAGTCCTTGCGTGCTTAACTTTTCCTAATCCAGAACGCTGAACTTTAACAGGACTATTATTTATAAACCCGTGTATTTCATCAAAAAATAGACAGCCATCTCTTGCACTGTCCATCGTTTTTGGATTATTAGTTCTGAATTTGAATTCCGCCGCCATAGCTTTACCTGTAATTACTGACTTCTTAGCATTAAAATGTTTTTTTAAATTTCTGGAAAGAATTACATTATAGACTTCATCAAAAGACATTTTTGCCTGATCTTCTGAGTTTGCTGTAATTGTTGAATTGTATCCTCTGATTCCGTGCAACTCTGAAATAAAAAAAGCGCCTAGCGTTGAAAGAAAACCATTCTTCCCACCACCACGGCCAAGCGTTACTAAAAATTCACGAAAAACCACTCGATCTTTATTTTTCCAGTACATGAAAACAAAAGTAGCTATGAATTTTTGATAAATTGATAATGGAAAGAAGTATTTTTCGGAAAATTTAATATAATTTTCGAGCATTTTTTCGTCTATATAAAGATCATCTCTGCTCAATATTTTTGTTTCCAAATATTTAATTAATAAAAATTGCTCTTTACACGCAATGTGTTTTCCTGAATAAATAAGCCGTTTGTATTCTTCAAAGTATTTTGCTTGTATCATAATAAATCGCTACTATCATTTTCGCTGTCATCATTCTCTCTTTCGACAGGGATTAAGTCAGTTAGTTGTTTGATAATTCGTTGGTAACTCATATCACGTGAGTTAAAAAGCTTGGCTATAGGGCGTTCACGCTCATAAGGTTCTTGCTTATCAGATTGACTAAACATTTCTACATCGCCATTTTCAGAAATATCTATCCACATTTCATCCAACAAAATTCTTAATCTTGCTGCTTGCATTAAAAGTCCATCAACAGCCTTTAGTTTCTCTTTCGGTATGGTTTTAAATAATTTTTTCAAACGATTTTTTTCTTTCTTAACAAGCTTCTCACGCTCTTCTAACCTACTCATTAACTCACCTCTTTCTTTTCTTATATAGGGGGAGGGGGGTCACGTGTGAAAAAATTGTATTTTTCTTTCTAGCCGACCCCATCCACCGGTTCCCGCAGTCCCCACTTTAGGGCAAAATATTTCGACGGGGGGTAAGTTATCCCCCACTTTTGGTTGATTTTTGCAAATCATTTTCCACAACTTCGTTTCTCTGTTCTTTCCATTTACAAGGTGGGAAAAACACCTCAGCTCGTGCTATGTATCTCACACCTAGCCTCTCATTTATTTCGTTGTGTTGATGGTTGTTAATCATGCAAAACGCAGATGCTCTTACTCCTTCTATGCTTACCACCATTCATCATCCCACTTTCTTTTTCTTTTCGATTCTCTATAGTTAAATCTTCCGTGTCTTTTATTGTGACAGTCCTTGCACAGTGTGCGTAGGTTATCAATATCTAATGCATGCTGCGGATAATGTTCTAACTCTTTAATGTGATCCACTTCAAGAATAGAATCATATTGAGTTGTTAACTTACCTTCTTGTTTGCACCACTGGCATTCGTAATGATCACGCTCTAAACACTGCTGTCTTAATCTTCTCCACTCTGATGAGCCATAGAACTTTGCTCGTGCTTGTTTGGATGATACATCAATCATTGTTGGCAATATTAGAAAGGTAAGTGTTAACCAACGCACGTTGTACTTGCAACACACCTTCAATACCTAGCGACTTAACATCAAGTTTCAATCGTTCTTTTAAGAACTGTGCATTGTGATCTGCTTCAAGTGTTTCTTTCTGAACGTAATAAAGTAATGCTGATGTCTCATCCGTCTTCAGACCATATACCGAAATGATTTCAATAAACAATTCTGCAAGCGCATCTATATCTTTCTCTTTACGAACCTTCTTCATGATTTCTAAGAACTGTGCTTGCTGCTTTTTAATCTGTTCTTTTTTACTCATAGATGTAACAACCTCCTTATAAAATTATGTAAAAAGGGCTGCATATAAATGCAGCCCTCGTGAAAGGTAGTAGCGCCAATTTGTTTGTCCGAACATTTATTGACGATCTATTTTATTTAAGCAGCTTATGCCACTTACTGGAACAATAGGACTCGAACCTATACTAACGGTTTTGGAGACCGCTGCTCTACCGATTAAGCTATGCTCCATTAACTCTCGCAAACCTGTAGAAAAAAGAGAGAGGAAATTCACCTCACTTCTTTAGTTTTATAATTGGTGGTTTTCGAGAGAATCTAAATGAGATCACAAGTGACTAAACGAAGAAAGTAGAATTTTTTTACTTTCTTGTAATCTCAAATCAAAAAAATAAGTAGGCAATCGTTCCGTTAATGTATTTGTGTAAGTGTGTCGCATTTCTTATTTTTTTGACACTATCATAATAACTCGTTTAGAAGGTATATGAAGTGTAGATAAAGTGTATAAAAGAGGTATAAAAAGTGTAATAAATGGCTACTTAAAAGCAACCAGTTCCAGTGCTGAAGCAAATTGAACGATAATCATATTAGATTCTTGTTTCACTGATTCTTCACTGATACAGTTTCGTTCTGCTGCTAGATAGATTGGATTACCGTTGATGTATCGATCATAGAAGATTCTTTTTCTTCGCTCGGTTACATCTGGTTTGTGCGGATGCTGAATCGCAGAATAACCTCTAACAAAGAGCTTATGCAAATAATCAAACTCTTCTTGGGCTTCTTCTTTCTGGATTAACATTTGCTCGGCTTCAAAAGTGTTATTGGCCGTTGATGGTGGAACCAAAGAGAATGAAGCTGTTACTTTTGGTTCCCTCGGCTGGCCAACACGACATCTAGCAGCAAGATAGGCAGATAGGAACACACTGACATTATGTTTTGTTTGTTCCATATCTACGTCCTTTGCATCTGGTGTTTCATATTTCTTTACGTCAAAAAGTACCATCCTTTGATTCCCCCGTTTATGGTATAATATTCGTGTCGAGAATATTACCAACAGTCGGAGGAATCCGGCTTTTTTGTTGTCTTAAATTCCATTTCCCTATACTATAAATGTATCTCTCTAGAATAATTAACGGAATTTGTAAGGAGCCTGTGAAATGAAAAAGTATTTATTCACTATTCTATTAAGCTTGTTCAGTCTTATCGTTATAACTACTTGGGTTAGTGGTTATGACAATAAGGGATTCCTATTTGCTATTACAGATTTTAATTGAGCTTTTGTGTTTGTGTATTGTGTGTATCAAACATTCCTAAACCTCCTTCTTCACTCACTTTCTTAAATTACAACATCAAATCACCAAGAAAAGCTCTTTTCATTTCTTTATAGATGGTTAGTTCATTTTCTGCCGTCGCTATTTCATCCGTGATATGATCCATCATCCGAACAAAGGCTTTTTGGGTTTCTCGATTGAATAACTCTATTGGAAAATTACCAATTTCCTTTTCTTGTATATTGATACCTGTTGCATACTTTGCAATAAATTTGTCTACATTTCTTTGTAGAATTAAATTAAAATACTTAGGCTCAATTCCATTTTGAGGAATGATCACAACTTCCTTTGTTGGTACTTCCCTGGGATATTCTAGAAAGTCTATTTGGCCTTTCGTAGCCGATATTTGAATGGTTGATGTTCCAGCAGGATAAATGTATCCTGCTTTTGCCCTTCCAAATTCTGCCACATCTTCTAATTTGACACATTCAAAGTTATCAAAATCAATCATAATAGGCTCAATTGCTCCTCTTCCGTCGGTTCTGCTATCTTTATTCGTCGTTTTGGTTTTTGATTATCCTTATACCCAACATGTCCCGAAAAGAATGAAGCAAACTCTTTTATTTGTCTATCAGCTTCTGGCGTAGTTCCAACTAAATCATTCATCATTTTGGCTAGTTCGATATTATTCTTTGCAATTTCTTGCTCTGTTTGTTTCATTTCTGCCATTATTTCAGATAGTGGCTTTACAGGTTCCGGTTCAAAAGTATCAACATAACGAGGTAGGTTTAGATTAAAGTCATTTTCTTTCAATTCTTCGATAGTAACTACACTGCTAAACTTATCAATTGTTTTTCTCGATTGGAACACTTCTAAAATTTTAGCAACATGTTCGTCTTCTAAAACATTCCAAGCCTTTTCCTTTTTAAATTCCTTGCTGGCATCAATGAATAAAATATCTTTATTCAATCGGTTCTTTTTTAAAACTAGAAGAACCGTCGGAATATCAGTATTCATAAATGCTTTTGCAGGTAGTCCAATAACAGCATCTAGCAGATTCTTTTCAATAAGTTTCTTGCGAATCTTTTCTTCTGCAGCACCTCGAAACAAAACGCCGTGCGGTAAAATAATAGACATCACACCATTTTCTTTTAGTTGATGGATACCTTGTAATAAAAAGGCGTAGTCCGCTTTTGATTTTGGTGCTAATACATCAAAATCCGAAAAACGCTCTTGTTCTAAATACTCTTTTAATGGATTCCAAGGGAGCGAGTAAGGTGGATTCATGATGACCGTTTCCGATTTAGTCGCTGGTACTTCGTCAACAATTTCAATAGAGCTAAACTCAGTTGATTTTGTTAATTTGTATATTGCTTTAAATTCACGGCTTAATGAATCACCATGCAGAACTACGGCATTTATATTTCTGATTGCTAAATTAAACAAGAGAAATGGTAATGCACGATCTGAAAACTCCTCACAATAAAACTGTGCATCAGGATTTTCTGCATATCGTTTAATTGTTAAACCGCCAGTTCCTGCACAGATGTCTGCATTGGAACGAGTTGCCCCAAGAACTCCACTGGCAACCCGAATGATTCCGTCTGGTGTAAAATCTTGTTTCTTTCCTTTTCGATCTGAATGTTCCGCTTGAAAATATTCTGTGAACCAATCAAATGATAGGTCTTGTTCTTCTTTAAAAAAGTTGGTAAATAGTAGTTCTCGTTCGCTTGGACTACTTAATATTTCAATCAATTTATAGGAAGCATGAAAGCTTTCATCAACACCTAGCAGTTCATTTATTTTTTCTGTTGTTAATTTCATAATTCCAAAGGAGCAAAAAGCTTTTTATGCGGCCGCAAAACTCCCACTCCTTTCTATTAATTAAAGTATTCTACTATATGTTTTCCAATCCATTCCGCCATTGGTACGGCTACTGCATTTCCAACCATTCTCATCCCATCATTATTGGTCCCTTCAAAAGAGAACCAGTCAGGAAATCCTTGAAGTCTCTGCCATTCAAGTAAAGAGTATGGTCTTATTCTTAATCCATCATTAACTAAACGGGTACTTTTATCTTTGGCATAGTGCGCAACCGCTGTCGGTGCTATTCCGTCTAAATTAGTAATTATGGGTTTATCTCTATACTTTCCATTTAACCTACTGCTAACATAGTCGGGAATTGATACGTTAGGATTTTTTTCTAAAATATCTTTTAGTCTTAAGTTTGTTATTTGTCCTGGATAATCCAATTTTGGAAAAGGCCGCTTGCTACCTATAACAATTAATCTTTTCCGCTCTTGCGGGAGCCAAAAATTAGCATTCACAGGGCATTCAACTCGAATATAGTAATCGGGTAGTTTTGTTAAGCACTCCATTACTACTTGAAATTTTTTCATCCCTGGCACATTTTCTACAACATATATTTCTGGCTGGGCTAATGCAACATGCCTAAAAAAATGTAAAAATAAGTCATCGCCGATTCTAGTACCATTGATGTCAGCAATGCTTGAATATTTTGTACAAGGAAACGTGCCTATATATACATCTGCATCTTGCTGATCCAAAACTGTAATTTTTGATATATCACATTCATTAACTTTGTGATTAAAATTTTTTCTTAAAGTCGCACAACATTTTTTATCTATTTCAAAAGATTCCACAACGTTTATTCCTGCCTGCAACATACCTAAATCCATTCCACCAGCACCTGAAAAATAACTCTTCGCTATAATTTCCATAATTTCAAAGGAGTAAAGAATTCTTTGTGGTCGACCAAACCTCCACTCCTTCCTTAAAATTTATTTCTTTAAAATAAAGTTACCTAACATTAACTATTTAAATCACTTTCCTTAACAAATACACCATTAACATTTTTGCCTTTGCGATCCTTAATTTCGTTGTAAGCTTGATTTAAACATTCATATAAATCCATATCGTTTTGCATGGCAAGAATAATTAAAGTAACCATTACATCGCCAATGCCATCTCTCAAATCATCTTTATTATCTCTTGCTAAAGCTGCAGCTACTTCGCCTACTTCTTCAGATACTTTCAAATATTGCTTGCTAGATTCTGCAATATCCAAGTTTTTTTCTCTTGCCCACGCTTCTACATTTTTTACTAATTCATCCATCTGTTTTTTTCTCCTCTAATTTATTTAATATACAAATCTTTTTTTCTAACTACGAATCTTCTTCCTTGTTGACGAACAAAAACTTTATCAGCCTTCGTAAATGCTTCAGTGACATACATCGTCGCAGAGTTAGTGTATTCTTGAATCAAAATACCTTCTACAGGCATCTCACATCCTGAAACATTAAATTTATAAAATAACTCTTTACTTAACGCCGCCTTTTTGGGTTTGAGTTCATTTAACCCTCCATGATAGATAAACTCTTTCTTTTTCTCACCGCCAAATTTCTGGCAGCCACATGTTTTGATTACACCAAATTTACTACGTGGAATGGACCTAACAACACCACAATCGCATCTAACAATCCAATGCATTCTTTTCTCTTTATCTTCTCCTAGACAAGTTAAATGGTTCATTTTTTGACCTCTGTATTCGTCAATATCCATTGCTCTTTTTTTTCTGATTGCAACCGTCATTGCTCTTCCTCGCTTTCTTCATTTCCAACAAACCTATATTCGTCTATTGATCTCCATTCCCCCTTTAACGTCTTACACCAGAGAACACAGTCTTCTCCCATTTTCATTTCAAAACGTCCCTTTGATCCGATCCCAGAGATTAGCATTACTCGTTTTCCGCCTTCATTAATCGGGATGGCATACTCAAAAATAATTTCATACTTTTTGAAAAAACCATCTAACATAATTTTTATCGACTCTTCAGTAAGCATTTTTAAACCTCACCGACATAGTCAAGAAATCCAATGAAACCAAAAGTAGTAATTTCATATTCTTTTAACTCTTCTTCAGTCATATATTTACGACCGTATAGAATTTTCATATCATCCCAAATCGAGAAAGGAACAAATGCATAAGTTTTTCTAACTTGCACGCATACACCTGCACAAGCTCCGAGTTCCGTATGCAGCCGTAAATAATCGGACTGCGCAGCGCTAACTACCGATTGCTTGATTCTATCTTCCTGTGTCGTTTTAGCTTCAAAGATAATCGATCGACCGCCTGCAAGGGTTCCTTGAAAATCAGGTTGGGCCTTTTTATTTTTATGGAATTGTCCTACAAAGGCGCCGTTTGCCATTTTCTTCTTAACAGAGAATGGTTCTGGAGTTTTCTCAACAACAGCTAGTCCTTTCTTTTTGTAGTGATCGCACCCTAGCAAAATCATTTTTTCAAACAATTGTCCTTGATCGTTATTCATCTTGCTTTTAAAACTTCTATCATAATTCATCTAGCGTTTTTCCTCCTCTGCTCTTTTTAGCTGCTTTGATTGCTTCTTCGTAATGATTTTTTGTTTCATAGTTTGCAAACTCTTTAAATTTTTCTGTACAACGAACATGAATATATCGTTCATAATTTTGTTGGGATCGAAGTTGGTCTGCTGTTTTAAATTCATACATGTATGAACTGACTGAAATGTACTGTCCTTGTACTTTTATTTCTGATATATCATATTTCTTTGATAATTTTTTAACTGTTAAATATATTTCATGCGTAAGGTCTAGCAACCCCAAACAAACAACTAAATATCTTGCTTTCATCCTGCACGCTCCTTTTTCCACATTTTGAGATACATATGCATCCCTTTTCGTTCGTTATTGACAAATTCAATTGATGTGATGTAAAAATTAGGGTATTTCTTCTGAAGCACTTCATATCCTTTGTCATTGGATAAAAATAATTTTTCGATTGATCGACTTGAATATTTCGAGTCGTTGGGATGTAACTTCTGTGGTCGAGAAAGATTGCGGCTACAATTCCATACTTTTTTACCTTTCTTCCAGCGTTTCCCTTTTGAAAAATATCCAGATAACCTTTCAAGTCCAAAATCTCCATTTGGTTTTATTTTTCTTATATTCACGTAACCAAGCAATTTTTTATTTTTTCCTCTACCGTGCGACCAACATTCTTCTATAGCATCTCTGTTGACTCCCTGATTCATAACTAAATGAAAATGAACCCTTTTAAGATAATTACCTTCTTGGTCCAATTCGTATTCCATTACCCATATATATTTCAATTCTTTATCTACTTTTTTGTATAAATTTCTTACTTTCCTCAAAAAATTACTTAAGTCTTTTTTTGCTTCTTCGGCTTTTTCTGGCGGTGGAATGTCTCCTTCGTCATAAGTTAGCGTTAAATAATAATCACCTTTAAAGAAATTTCCATTCATGGCTAACCTCATCCATTTATAACTTCTCTTGTCATTTGTGAGTTGTTGTTGAGGTCTTGTCATGTTCTCTTTTCTTTTTCTGGATGTATTACTTAATTTCTCCTTTACTTCGTCTGGTAATGGCACGACATCCACTTCTTGATAATCACCTGCAGCATACTTATTTTCTCTTACAAACATGTTGGCCACTTCCTGAAATAATTTATCTTACGTCCTTAAGTTAATAACTATTACAAGCCCGATAAAACGCCGTATTTACAACGTTTTGAATTGATATAGAATTCCAAGAATGGTATAATAAATTATCAGAATATTATTCATTCTTTGAGTTCAGCATTTATGTTGGGCTCTTTTTTTTCGTGTAAAAGCAGCAAGTCGTTTTCACTTGCTGCTTATTAATTTTTGGCTTAGGCAATGACTGTTAATTTGTTTTCTTCAATTAATTCTTTTAGAGCATCTTCTAAAAACGATTTGATTGATTCCATCGCATGGTACTTCCACAAGCCACCGTCCGCTTCAAATAATGCACAATTTCCTCGCTCATTAATGCGGAAAATAAATTGGCTTTCTGGCTGAGGAACTTCTAAAAATGTTCTGTAAGGTTGTAGATTGGCAGGACTAGGAACTTTCCCTTCTCCAACGGTCGAAGCGCCCGTTTTCACAGTTGCTGTTTGAGATACCCCATTATCATTAATGGTTGCTCCATTATCAATCCTGACTGCACTTGCAAATTTTAAAATAGCTTCTGAATCATCCGTTCTATCGAATAGTGATTGTAAATTGATAATAAATTCTTCAGTATTCATAAAATACCCATAGTTAAACTTTTCTAAAATCGCTGTTGCTTTAATTAGACTTTCTCGTTTTCTATCTAACTCATTTAATCGACCATATACTTTCACTGACGTGGGACTTTCTACATGAACAAGTAGTTCGTCTGGATCATCGGTAGTTTCTTGATCAAATTTAGATAAGAGATACTGCACTAAACCAGTCAAGAAATTTACTGTTAATGTTTCTGCGTATTTTGCTGGAAACAGTTCTCTTAACGATGCTTTGTTAGAATCATAAAAAATTCTATCCTCTTCTTTGTAAATAACCGCTTGTCCTTCTGATAGCTCCACTCCGTATTTAATTGCTTCTTTGATATTTTCTGTCATGATTTATCCTCCTAAAAATTTAATTTGTCACTTTCTTTCTAAAGTCAATTACTTCTTGTTTTGTTGCTGACTCTTTTTGTTCCTTTTCAATATCTTCCACGGATTCGCCAGTATCTGTTTTCACCTTTAAATCTTCGGGGTCCATGTACATTTGACCACGAGTACCAGACTTCAACTCGTTCGCTTCAATGTAGCCAGTTTCGGCATTACGCCCAAAAAGAACTTTGGTTTCATTTTCATCACGTGGCACAAGTTTAGATTTGCTCTTACATGCTAGTATCACAAGTTCCCGATCCTTATCTGATGACACTTCAATTGTTAATGTGATGGTTCTTTTTTTAATTGGATCAGTATTTAAGTCCAAAATATTTTCGAACACTTGTTGCATTTCATGTTCAAATTTTTCTTGCACAGCTCCTTCGCTAATTTCTGACAAATTCAAATTAATATTTTTCATTTGTTCTCTAGCTCCTTTCAATTTTTGAAAAAATCGTTTATACTGGTATAAATCATTATTTGTAAAATAAATCTTTCTTAGACAAGTTCGTTTGCAGACGAATTTGTCTTTTTTTGTCTTCCTCCTAGCCGCTTACTGTAATTTTTTGTTTTAAGGCCTATTGATGAAGCTTTTGTCATAACTGAAGCAGGCGTTCTTTCTAACGCTAAACTCATTTCTTCTGGCCCAATAATTGCATACCAATTTTTCAAGTATTCGACTTCTTCATAGGTCCAAACCTTGCCTTGATTTTTGTGCAATTCTGGAGAATAGCTCATTCGGCCATATCGATCATAATTAGCCATTTTTACCACTCCCAATAAAACAAAATCTCATTGGCATTATTTTTCTCTGCCGCTTTGACTCCTTCTTCTTCTAAAGAATCTAGGAATGGTTGAGTTAGTCCTTTACTATTGACTGTTACGCTAGTTTTTCCATTGCTTGCAGCGGCCATGATGTTTTTAACAGCATTGTTTTGCGCATTAGCTAACATTGCATCATAAATTGAGTCACCTAAACCTCGTACTTCTATCAATCCAATTCACCTCTCAAAAAAGTTTGTAATAAATCATCTAAATCAGAAGACGATTCATTTTCTCTTTGTTCAAAACCAAGGGCATTTTTCAAAGCGGTACAATTTGAACAAGTACAAGCGCTATTCTCAACAGCATTTTTAAATAGTTCTGTCAGCATACACAAGATTAACGATTGTTCGGCCAATGCCCCGCCTAATAAGGCTGCGCTGTTATCAGTATCTTTTTCTATAATTCCACAAACAATAGGCAATTTTACCTTGTTACACTCTTCTTGTAACTCTTGAAGTAATTCCGCGATTTTTTTATTCATTATTCTGCTCCTTTTTTACATATAATTTTTTTGTTTCAAAAATAGTTGTTAAAAACATGGCAACGGCCATTGCAACTCCTGCCTTTAAATCTAAATTTGTTAGATAGATAATCGTTGCGAGCATTATTAAATCTGGCAACGATTGTTTAATTTTTCTTTTCATCTATTTCAATTCCTCTCCTAAAAAATATCGTAGTGACGAACCAGGCAATATAAATTGCTAAAGCAAGTTGCCAACATTTAAACAAACAGACTAGAATAGTCACATTCATGAGAATGCTGTAGATTATGAATAAGTATTTTTGTTTAGCCATCATGCTTCTTCTCTGCATCTAAAAGCTTCACCCCATACAAACGACCAATCAGCTCTGCTTCTATATCAGTAATCCCACGCTCTTTTAGTGATTCTTGGTATTTTTGCCGTACATCCTCTTTTGGCATTAAGTAATTTCTCCCCTTCTAAAAAGTTACGATTCTTGTATCTATACTGAAATCACAACTATTCAAAATATTTTTTAATTGGATCATCTGCACATAAGCCATTGTTACAGCGTTAAATATCTTTTCGGATTGTTCTCGATTTCCTGTCAATACTTCTAATTGGTTCACATCTTGTTGGCTTAAATAACTTAAAACCATCGAGATTTCTCTCGCATGAATAACATTCTTTTTTTCTTCCATATTTTTTCCCCTCTCTAATTCCTTAATTTATCCAACAATCCCTGTTGCTCCAAAATTGCATCTCCCATTGCTTCTGCAATCATCTGTCTTCGTTCTGGTGACCATTCTTTTTTTGATATGTCTTCGCAAATAGTACCATCAGCATTTCTAATGATTACTTTTAACGGCTCTTGTTTTTTTGCCATTGCGGTCTCCTCCTTTACTAGTAATTACATGGTATAATTGATAAAAATCACAAAAATTAGGGGTTGATATTTTTTGAAAGAATTATTACTAAAAGACTTTATTACTATTGGTATATCTTCTATAGCTCTTTTGATTTCGCTGATAAACTTATATAGAGATAGAAAAAATATTAGCGTTAGGATAACGAATCAAACTCTTATAAAAAGAATAGAAACTTATGATAAAGAGCCGGCTTTTCCAAATCAATCAGCTGGTGTATCAATCGGCTTCAGATTTTTAAATACTTCTAAACATTCAATTGGTTATTATGATCTTGTTTTTAAAGACGGATATACGAATCAATTACTTCCTTGTACGTATAAATTTGCTTTACGGCCCGAGATTGCTAATCAGGAACTATTAGGCATAACTCCCTTGGATGAAATTACACATTTAAATTTTATGGATTCAAATTATGGAGTAATCCCAGCTAACTCTTATGTTTTGAAAGAAGTAATTGTTTATCCTATATCGGACAAAATCCGAGTTAATATTAAATTTGCTAAATCAACGATTATTCCTAATTTTAGAAGCGAAACTACTAAATTTAAGAAATGGAAGTCTACCTTAATTAAACTCACTGATGAAGAAATCAACGCTATTAATCAAGAAAATCAAAAATTGATACAAGAATAGCTACACCAGCAATAATAAGTGGTTCTTTAAAAACAATAGTTAGAACCAATGGAATTAATAAAAATACGAAAATATATATTACCAATTCTAATTTTTCAATATAGTCCATTACATTTATCCTTCCATTAATCTTCTTTTCTTAGCTACTCTTTTTCATTTACCGAAATTTCAAAATGCATTGAAGCCAATTCGCCTGCCAGCGTTTTGGCTTCTTTTAACACTTCGACATACCTTTCAGCTTTTTTCGTAGCTTCATCTATGCCTTCAATACTTACGTCAACTTTTATTTCTGGTTTGTTCATCCTATTCTCCTTTGATTAATTAAGCTGATTTCGGTTTTTCCGAAACGGAGGTTAAAAAAATATCATCAACAGTAACGCCTAAAGCCGTAGCAATTTTTTCTACAGTAGAATATTTAGCATTCCGCAAAGCATCAATACTGTTTTCATAATTAATAATAGTCCGTTCGGTTATACCTGTCTTTTTCGCTAGTTCTTTTTGTGTCATTCTTTTTTCTCTTCTTAAATCATAAATTTTAACTTTTTTCATACTAGCCCCTCCTTTCAACTTGAATTATACATTTCGGTTTTTCCGAAGTCAAGAAAAATATTTCGGTTTTTCCGAATATTTTTTCATGAAATCTATTTCATTTTTTCCGAATCGGTGGTACACTATTACCAAAAGCGAGGTGTAATTATGTTTTCAAAGAATCTAAAATATCTTAGGGAAAAGCATCACTTAGAGCAAATTGAATTGGCAGAAAAACTAAATAGAAAAAGTGCTTCTTCTATAAGCGAATGGGAGAAAGGAAAATATACGCCTAAAATCGGTATATTAAACGATATAGCTGAACTTTTTGACGTAAGTATCACAGACTTAATGAATAAAGACCTGTCTTCAAATGATCATTCTAGTTCCAAATTGGATATTAACCCTGTTTATTCAAAGTTAAATGAAGAAAACAAAAGAGAAGTATATAATTTAGCACAAAAAAGACTGACTGAACAGAACTCTAACATATCCACTTTTCCGCAGCCTAAAGAAAATTCACAGCAAATTGATCTTGCTGCTCATTCAGAAATTGATAATCGAGAATATACAGACGAACAAATAAAAGGAATAAGAAAGTATTTAGATCAATATATTGATGAATAAAAAATAGTAGGTGTATTATGAATGATTATGAGATTTTGTTAGATACGATTAGTAAAGAAATCCCAGTTAAAGAGGTTCCGTTGTTGGAAGAAACACAAGACACAGCTTATTATTACAGAGGAACTATTTTTATTGATAAGGATTTATCAACTGTTGCAAAAAAAGAGAGGCTTTATGAAGAATATGGTCATTACAAAACTACAGTTGGTAATATCCTTTCTCAAAATATTATCGAAAATCGCAAACAAGAAAAGGCTGCTCGTGTCTACGGTGCAAATGAAGCAGTCTCATTAGACGACTTAATAAACGCTTGGGAAATTGGATGCAAATATTATTGGGAATGCGCAGAATTTTTAGGCTTTTCACCTAAATATGTAGTTGATGCTGTTCAATACATAAAGGAAAAGCATGGCCCTATTTTTAATTATAAAGGTTATCAATTTCGTTTTATTACGGAAACATGCATGGACATAACAAAATAAGCTCGTGAGCCAACACGAGCTTTCAACCTCTTTTGAGATTCATAGTAAATACATTATATCAAGAAATGAGGAATTTTAAAAATGAAAATAGTTAAATTGTTTGGGGTATCTCTATTCTCTTTTGCCATCTTGGCTGGGTGTTCATCTACTGATAACAGTACGTCAGAAGTAAATAAATTAAAGACAACTGTATCAAGTTTAAAAGAGGAAAATAAAAAATTAAGCACAAAAGCTAGTCAGCTTGATGAAATACTTGATGCTTTCGGAACTACCGATTCTAGTAAGCAAGAAGGCCAGTCTACTGACTCATCCAATACTTTAAAATTTAATGAATCTGGAATGTTTGGTAGTGGGGAAAAAATTACAGTCATTTCTGCTGAAGATGCGCCCAATCATCAATTACATGAACCAAAAGATGGTGAACATCCTGTGGAAGTAAAAGCAATTGTAGAGAATACTACTAGTTCACCTATCAGCTTTAATGTTCAAAATTTTGCCATGTATGATAGTAACTCTGAATTAGCTGATTTCGATGCGAGCACGTATCAAAACAATATACCTAATGATATAGCTGCTGGAATGAAAGCTAATATAACTTTTTACTTCTCTTCAAAAGGTTCTGGTCCATATGTTGTTACATTTGGAGATGGTATGTGGAAGTAATAAATATCTCTTCTCTGGTGAGTTCAAGCGTGTTCGATTCACGCTAAGAGCTTCAATATTATGAAAGGAGAAAGTGAATTGGATAAAAAAGCAGCTATCTATATCCGTGTATCCACTCAAGAACAAGCAACTGAAGGATATTCGATTCAAGCCCAAACCGATAGACTGACAAAATACGTTGAAGCCAAAGACTTTATTTTATACAAAAAGTATATCGATGCTGGTTATAGCGCTTCAAAATTAGAACGCCCTGCAATGCAAGAGCTGATCCAAGACGTACAATCTAAAAAAGTTGATGTAGTAATTGTCTATAAGCTTGATCGCCTCTCTCGTTCTCAAAAAGATACTATGTACTTAATTGAAGATATTTTCAGACCTAATGACGTTGAACTTATTTCAATGCAAGAAAGTTTTGATACTTCAACCGCTTTTGGATCGGCGACTGTTGGAATGCTATCCGTTTTCGCACAACTCGAACGCAAATCAATATCAGAGCGCATGATTACTGGTCGAGTCGAACGTGCAAAAAAGGGTTTTTATCACACAGGAGGACAAGACAGACCCCCTGCTGGTTATCAGTTTAATAGTGACAACCAACTTATAATTAACGAGTATGAAGCAGCAGCGATTAAAGACTTGTTCAGGCTTTATAATGATGGGCTAGGAAAAAGTTCTATATCAGAATATCTTAAAAAAAATTATCCTGGCAAAAACAAATGGCTACCTAGTAGTATTGACCGCATGCTAAAAAATTCATTGTATATTGGCAAAGTGAAATTTTCAGGAGCCGAGTACGACGGCATTCATGAACCTATAATTGACGAAGTCACCTTCTATAAAACTCAAAAAGAGATAGCCCGGAGAAAACAAAGCAATACTAAGCGATACAACTATGTTGCATTGTTGGGCGGATTATGTGAATGTGGCATTTGTGGCGCTAAAATGGCAAACCGAAGAGCTGTAGGTCGTAAAGGAAAAGTATATAGATATTATCGTTGCTACTCCAAAAAAGGTAGTCCTAAGCACATGATGAAAACAGATGGTTGTTCTTCTAAAGCGCAACAACAATTCATCATTGACGAAGCTGTTATAAACAATTTGAAAAACATTGACGTTGAAGCAGAATTAAAAAGGCGATCTGCTCCACAAACAAATACATCCTTAATAAGTTCGCAAATCGAGAGTATCGACAAGCAAATAAACAAGTTAATTGATTTATTTCAGGTGGATTCAATGCCACTCGATGTTATAAGTGAAAAAATTGATAAATTGAATAAAGAAAAACAAAGTATGGAAAAATTACTGGAACGAAAAAATAAACTAGATAAAACAGAACTACAACATCGATTTGACGTTTTAAAATCTTTTGATTGGGATAATTCAAGTATTGAAAGCAAAAGAGTAGTTATCGAAATGTTGGTTCAAAAGGTCATTATTCATGACAATTCCATAGAAATTATACTTGTTGAGTAG